CTTTGGTAAATAGCTTCCACAGTGATACGGTGGTGTCACTTAGTGCCAGTGTATAGTATCCATCACAGCACAGGTGATGGGTATTGTACAGTATATTTACCTGATCAAGACATGTTTTTGGCGTCGGTACTGGCATTGTCGGTGTTGATGGTTGCATTTTCTTCATTGTGTTCGAGGTCTTTAAATGCGAAGTGTGCATTGGCAAGTGGATAATTGAAGTGTGTGGTGAGAAATGGAAATAATTCAAAATTGATGTGGTACTGTATACGTCTCATACGTGCGAGTGTGTACTTATTGAGTTGTCGCTCCTGTACCTGGGCATTGCCTACATAAGCGACTTGCTCTGAAGATGCTGTGGTACCATTGATGAGGAAGGCTATACACCGGTCGGCATAGTTGAGGAAGTCCTGAAATGACATATGGCCTCCGGAGCTGTTACTTCCGGGCTCATGGATGTCTATCTGATCTTCATCATCTATGAGTGCCCATCCGGAAGCGCCAAAGTTTTCGAGCATACGTTCTTTCTCATCGAGTTCGGACTTATCGCGTGAAGCGGTCTTCATGGTGATGTAAGGTATACCGAAACGTTCATTGCGTCTGCCCCAATCGACGATGTTGTAATCCTTGCGTATGATGAGTTTGGCTGCTGACTTTAGCAGTCCTAAGTCGTCGGGGTCGCCTATGCCTATGAGTTTGCCGGCGATGGGTGGCATATTCCAGGACATACCTGTATCGTCGGATGGATTGAATAGTATGTGCTGGAGTGGTGGTGCTACGTGTTCGCGTGGCATGATGAGTATCTGACTGATATATCCATCATCGCCTGTGATGGGTTCGATGAGTGAGTAACCGTACATCTCTGTATCGACGCAGTACTCCAGATACTTGAAAAACCATGGACTATCGAGCAGGCGTATCAGATCCTCATTGGGTGTATTGTCGATACGTACTTCGTAGTCTGACATCTGTATATTGAATCTGGCTGTACGTACCTGTGCGAGTATCTGGTCGTCTTCCATGACTCTGTTATATAGCATATAGAGCGGATACCTGTTGGGTCGTACAGGATCTTCAGCGAGTGATACGGCTTGTCTCCACTCTTTGAGGGATGCATCTACCCGATAGTTGTATCTGCGTAGCTGTCGTGATACGGGTATCTTTCTATCATAGGTGTGCAATGATGTCATGGGTCTGTTGGACCTGAATATGTTTAATAATTTGTCAAGCATGTTTTATTTAATTGATAATTGATAATTGATAATTGATAATTTTCATCCTCCCGATAGCTATCGGGACTATCGGGATTAATTTTTCATTATTTTGCGATATAAGGCATTATTATTTATAATCTGGATGAATGTATATAAAATGTATCAACGTCGATTTAAGAGGAGTTTAAACACTACTTAAATGGGTATATGGTGTTAGCCTTGATCCCGTTTTTGTTCGCTGCCCCATCTGAACTTGGTATTGGGCATTTCCTGCCCTTCTTTGTCGGTGGTGAGTCGTGGCAGATCGACTACGCCTTTGCCGTCACTTATATTGGTGAGTATGCGTATGACATCATCATAATTTTTCACTACACGTGCCGGTACGAGACCATCGGGTATACGCTCATATATATAATATAGTGTGATGACCATGATCCATCGTTTGACCGATCGGTGTTTGGCGTGTTGGTCTACGTGGTGGAATATCCTGTTACAATCATAGTATGGATAGAGGTAGTCTCTGATGGTGGCTCGGGCTATGAGTTCAGCTTCTTCGAGGATGGCTACCTGCTCTTCGAGGATGAGTTGCATTCTTTTTTCCTGTACGAATACTTTATAATCTTCTAAAGGTATCATGGTATTTATTCTTTGTATTTAGATTTGACTGTATATGTACCGTAACGGGGTGACCGTCCGGAGGATCTGTTGTATTTGGTAATGTAGTGCAGAGCGCCTTCGAGTGCGTCCGGAGCGTCATCATGTCCGTAAGGGAATCCTAATAGCTGGTTGATGAACTCCTGAGTGTCAGGAGTCTGCTGTATGTCCTGATCTATGCGTATGAGTCCTCTCTCAAATAGAGGTGACATATTTTCTATACGTAGGTATTTATTGGGCTTGGCTCTGCGGTCAGCTCTGATGGGTAGGTGCAGATCGCGTATATTGCCTTCCTGTGTAAACTCATCGAGGAGTAGATCCTGGAGCATATTGGCTTCGATGTAGTATCGGGCGTGATTCTGGTATTTGGCATATAGGTCATAGAATACCTCAACCATGAGCTTGACGGATGCCTGGCGTACCCATGTATCTATAATATGGTACTTGCCATTATGAGCACCGACGGTGATGATGGCTTTATAGTCTGACTTTTCGGTATCCTTGAATGAGGGGTCACAGTATATGACTATATTGGTATATCGTGATGTAGCTATGGGTTTGGTATATTCTATCCATTGGTTTTTGAATACGTTCCCTTCTTCGTGATGTTCGTGGAAGTACTCTCGTCTTGCGGATCGATGCCCCATTTTAGTCATTTTGTCGATGAGCATTTTGGGGGTATATCTTTCTTTCCAGGCTGGTCTTCCGGTGATGTGGTCAGCTTTGGTATGGGTGGTGGTTTTTTCAAAGGCGAATACTTTCAGGTGGTATCTTCCAGGTATCTTAGGATCTCCGGTATTGACATCTCCTACCATGTGTGCGAGTATGGAAGCCTTGTGTATACGGTTGCCGACGATGATGATACGTGAAGCTTTGATGGACAGCGCACCGAACAGGTCTTCTATGATCCAGTCGACGGTCTCTTTGACGCGCTGCGGATTGCGTACGATGATTTTATCGTCGATATCGTCTACTACTGCATAGTTGGGTCTGTTGGCACCTTTGCGTATACCTCTGGGTGACTGTCCGCGACCGAGAGCCCAGAATCCGATACCGTCATTGGTGGAGAATGCGCCGTCCTGCCAGTCACCTATCTTAGCCAGTTCGCCGTAGTCGCTGATCCATCGATTATTGGATACGAACTCGGCCTGGAGGTCGCCGAGTAGTATTTTAGCTTTGGTCTCATTGGCACTGGAGATGACTACGCCGGATAGCTGATTATTGGCATAGAGAAATAGCGGTATGAATATATCTGCAAAAACAGATTTGGCGTGTTCGCGTGGCCATTCGAGGACGGCAAATATATTGGTATCATTATAGATATCTTTGGCTGCTTTCTTATGAAACCATGCGAAGTCACTATCTAAGTAGTGTGGAAAGTAGTATTTGGCGAAGGCTTCAAAACCCTGACGTAAGGCAGCTATACGAGTATCTTTGGTGGATTGGTCTTCGATGGTGACTGGCGTGGCTGTCCTTATCTGCTCGCATAGGCTGAGCCAGTCCTGGTATGCTTTTTTGTCGATGGATGACAATTTATTCATATTAGAACAATTTGCGTTTTTCGTTAAGGAATCTATCAGCCGGTTCGGTAAGTCTCTGTGCCAGTTCGAGGTCTATATGTTGTATAAACTGCATGAGCTCCTGTGTGACCTGAATGTAGTGTGTAAATTTTTTGGCATCCTGTCGTATGGTGGTAAAAAGCTTCTGTAGTGCATCGATATCGCCTCGCTCTATGAGCTTGGTGGATTGTGTGTCTTCATCTATCCAGGACTGTATGCGCCTTTCGAGTGCTTTGGTCTGGTAGTCTATGAGTTTGAGTATACGTTGTACAGAGGAATCCTGAAGGAGGTCGTCGCTGATCTTCTTTTCGCGCCAGTTGGCGGAACGTGCCCATTTGCTCAGTGTATTATTAGATACGTCGAGTATCTTGCTGATATCGGTCTGATTATAGCCTTCTCTGTACAATACTTCTGCTGCTGATTTCTTATCCATGAGGCAAAAATGAGGTTAATATCTTAATTTTTAATAGTATAAATATAAACCGATAACTATTGTTAATAGATTGATAATCAATATAAACAACTAATAAAAAGCATTTTATTTTTATAAAAAAAGCGTACATATTTGCATCGTATTAGTATAATATATGAATCGAATAGTAATATGTAGCGGTCGTGTCAACCGGAATGGATATAAGGTAGTAGCATCGGGCATACGTACAGAATCGTACAGCAAAAATCCGGTACTACTGGTACATCACAATGGCGCTGTACTATCGATCGGTAAGATGACAGAACTGCGTCTGGAGGAAGTAGAAGGCCGTGAGGCACTGACGGGAGTACCTGAATTTGATATGATGGATCCATTGGGAGCGATGGTGGCACATAAATATATGAATGGTTATATCTCATCGTGCAGTATGGGACATGCACCACTGCTGACATCTATGGAAGCAGAACATATCGAACAGGGACAAGTATATGAGACTGTGCTGGAGACTGAACTGCTGGAGGTGTCTATGACCAATATACCAGGTGACCGGGATGCGGTGATACTGCGTCTGTCAAATGGAGCGTCAGTCAATGAATTGCGTAAAATAAATAACAAACATAAATCGGAAAGTATGGAATTGACAAAGATAACAGCCTTGCTTGGGCTGAATGATAACGCCAGTGAAAAGGATATCACTGAGGCGATCACTACACTGCAGCTGTCGCTAAAGTCGGCACAGTCTGAACGTGTAAAATCGCTCATGAATCTGGGTGTGACGAATGGCCATGTGAATGATGAGAACCGTAGTGCCTACGAGCGGCTGGCGCACAGTAACTATGACGAGGTGGCACAGCTACTGTCTGCAGTCCCGGAGAAAGAAGACACTCCACCACCTGCCGCAGGTAGTGTGGTAGCGGCTATCAGGGCATTGGGCGGTGAAGGCAGAAAAAGTGAAGTGCAGACACTGACGTTTGATAAGCTCTCCAAGGAGAATCCTAAAGAGCTGCAACGTATCCAGAAGGAGGATCCAGCACTGTACAGCCAATTGGCAGCGGACTATGTGAAGGGTGTGAAGTGAATTAGCAATAGGCAATGTGCAATAATGGATAATGGATAATGGATAATGGATAATGGATAATGGATAATGGATAATGGATAATGGATAATGGATAATTCTCAATTTTCAATTCTCAATTTTCAATTCTCAATTATTAATTCTCAATTTTCAATTTTTAATTTTTAATTTTTAATTAATAGTAATAAAATGGCAATACAAACAGAAGTATGGGCGCGTGATATAGCCGGGGCGCTATTTCCGGCAGACTCCTTTGTGATGAAGGCGATCAATGATGATCCCTGGGTAGATAATAAGGTAGTGCATCGTGCGAATGCAGGTGCTGTACCGTCAGTATCAGTGAACAGGGCTGTATATCCTGCTGTGGCAGCGCTCAGGACGGATATAGACGGCAACTATAATCTGGATGAGCTGACGAGTGATCCGACGCACATCCCTGATATAGAGGAGATAGAGACAAACTACGATAAGCGTATGTCTGTACTGAGTACGCATATCAATGAGATCAACAAACAGGCGTGCAATCACCTGGCATATCGCTGGGGAGCTACGCTGGTGGCCAATATCGTGCGTACTACGGGAGGCACTACACCTGCTAACACGCCTGGTGCTACGGGCAACCGTAAGAAACTGACACTGACTGACCTGATGGCGGCAAAGCAGGTACTGGATGATATGGATGTACCGTATGAGGGCAGGCATATCCTGATACCTGCATCGATGTACAATAATCTGGTGATCGACTTCAAGACGGAGTTGATGAGTGCCGACTTCCGTAGTGAGGCGACGATCAAGGATGGTGTGGTACAGAAGATATTTGGCTTCAATGTGTACACGCGTGGCAAAAAGAATGTACTGCGATACACGAATGCAGGTACTCCGGTGCGGATACTGCCATCGACTGCAGGTGCAGCTACTGACAATGCAGCTGCACTGTGCTGGCATGAGGACTTTTTAGCACGTGCCAAAGGTGCCGTGAAGATATACAGTGATATCGATGCACCGGGCTACTACGGTAGTGTATTCTCAGCGATGGCACGTATAGGAGGCAATAAGGTGTATACGGATGAGACCGGTGTAGTATCCATCGTAGAAGCTGCCGGATAAAATAAATAAGATAAATATTTTTTGAGGATGGGCAGTGGGTGCTGTGTGCACGTGGCACCCACATATTTTATCTGATTGTTGAGTCCCGATAGCTATCGGGATGAGGTGTTAAGGTGTTAAGTTGTTTAAGGTGTTAGAGGTGTTAAGTTGTTTAAGGTGTTAGAGGTGTTAAGGTGTTTAGGTGTTTAGGTGTTTTAGTTGTTAAGTTGTTAAGGTGTTTAGGTGTTTAGGTGTTTAGGTGTTTAGGTGTTTAGGTGTTTTAGTTGTTAAGTTGTTAAGGTGTTTAGGTGTTTAGGTGTTTAGGTGTTGAATCAACAGTTTCCGCAACTCAACAGTTTCAACAACTCTGCAATTTCAACAACTCAACAATTTCAACAATTTCCGCAACTCAACAGTATCAACAATTCTCAAAAGTGTAAGATGTACTTAAATGGAGGGGATGTCTGTTATGTTAGGCTCCCCGATTTTTTAAAAAAAATGAATGACTTAATAAAGTATATGGATAATATCCTTATGGGTGAATGGTGGGCATTAATGTGGGGTGTGGTATTGGGATGGCTGGTGAGTCTGGTGGCACCGGTGGCACCATTTATAGCGCTGAGTGTGGTGCTGATATTGGTGGACTGGTATCTGGGTGTGAAAGCTGCGAGACGTCGGAAGGAGGAGATCAACAGTAAGGGATATGGCCGTACTATAGATAAGATAAGTGTGTATATGCTGCTGATATTGTGTGCACATGGTATCAAAGTGGTATTTTTTGATGGGTTTGAGCATACGTATTTTCCGTATGTGGCAGATTTTCCGATCACGTATATGGTGGCATTTATGATATGTGTACGCGAATTTAAGAGTATAGCAGAGAATGCGTATGAGATCACAGGTGTAGATGTGTGGCGCGTGATAGCGGAGCGTATAGAAAGTGTATTTGACATATTTAAAAACAATAAGAATAATGGGAAAATTGACGAGGGATCAGGCGATGATCCTGCTTGAGAAATATCCGGATGCGAGACTGCACCAGGTGGGCGCATACTACTATCTGGATCCTAAAGCTGCTGCACAGGCTGCACGGTATCAGGGTGTGGAAGTGGTAGAGGTGAACAAAAAAGATCTGAAAGACACAAAAAAAGTAACAGATGGCACTAAATAATGTATATTTTGAAACGGTAGCAGGTGGCCTGGGCAGACTACCTGAAGGAGAGGATCATGTATCCTGTCTCATCTATAAGACATCATCGCCCTCCACGGTATTTGGCGGATTGATAAAATCCTATGAAGAGGCTGAGCAGAATGTGACGATAAATAACATAATGGGAAGTGATCCTGTACTGGCATTTCAGATCCGGGAATACTTTCAGATGGCCGGGCCGTCAGAGCTGTATGTGATACTGGAAGCAACGAGTGGCGGAGTGCCTGTGACGTCGTATCATACCTGGACTAAGGGTCGTGTACGCCAGATCTACTGGCATAGGGATGACATGACGTATACGAATGTACTGGCGAAGGTGGCAGAAGCTGGTGTATTTGCAACGGCATTGAATGCACTGTTTATCCCTGCAGTGATACTGCTGTCTGTCAAGGATCACACCAAACTAATAACAGATAATACGCTGCCGATACTGCATCAGAATGACAATCCGGAAGTGAGTGTACTGATATCGGGTGATGGCAGTGGTGCAGGTAATGGGCTGGCAGACCTGTTGACGATCAAATACATACCTGCCGGTGGTGCTCTGCTGGGACTACTGTCCAAGGCAGCGGTACATGAGAGTATCGGCTGGGTAAGGAAGTTTCCGCTGGCATATAAAGCAGATGGGGTCAACAATTATGAAAAGACAAGATTTAGCGATGGCAGCTATCTGCCAGGAGGTGTGACCGAGACGACGCTGGAGACACTGAGTGATAAGGGGTACATATTCCTGCGCCAAATAGAAGGTGTGCCCGGTGTATATGTCAATGATACACATACGGCGTGTGACGAGACATCGGACTACCGGTATATAGAGAATAACCGTACTATCCACAAGGCTAAGCGCGGTATCAGGGCTTCGCTGCTCCCGGATCTGAATAGCCCTATAGAGGTGACAGCTGATGGTACACTGTCGGCAGATATGGTGGCGTACTTTGTAAATCAGACGAGCCGTCCGCTCAATCTGATGCTGAATGCTGGCGAGATCAGTGCATTTGAAGTAATCATAGATCCTGATCAGGATATACTGACTACATCGATACTGAATATAGACGTAAAGATAGTGCCCAGAGGTACAGCGAGGACGATCAAGGTAAATATCGGATATGCAGTGTCTGTGGGGCAATAGGCAATTGAGAATTGAGAATTGAGAATTGAGAATTGAGAATTGAGAATTGAGAATTGAGAAGTTGGTAAAGTGTGGTTCGGTATTACAACTTAACAACTCAAACAACTTAACAACTTAACAACTCAAACAACTTAACAACTCAAACAACTCAAACAACAAAAAAAAGTATGAAAATAAAAGTAATCATATTAATAATAAGTGTACTGCTGGGTGATGTGGCTATGGGACAGTCAACGGTTAAGCCGAATACGTTTCCGCTGGAGCCATCACCCAATAATAATAACTTTGAGGTGTATAGCCAGAAGAATGGTATCAACCGGCGTGCTACGCTGGCATCCATCCGGGACTATATCATCCAGGGATTGCAGTATGTGCCCGGCCCTGTGGGTCCACCTGGTCCACCGAATAGCCTTACGATAGGTACGGTGACACAAGGGATATCTGCAAGTGCATCGATCACAGGTACACCGCCTAATCAGGTACTTAATCTGGTGTTTCCATATCAGGCTGCCGGGCCCGGTACAGCACCGGATCTGGTGGATGAAGGAAAGACTGGCAATATACAAGGGATAGGTATAGTAGGTGGTACCGGTATAACAATAGACGTAAGTGATGCGGATAATGATCCGACCAATGAGCTGCAGACACTGACGATATCGGGCGATGGAGCCTGGTCACTCAGTGGTGGCGGTGGCAGTGGCCAATTCAGGCTAAAAGAAAGATACACGTACAGAAAGGTACATGGCAATACATCAGCTCATATCTGGGCTACAGATACGACGGTGACAATCGTGAGTAACGATGTGACCGGTGAGCTGGTAATTAATGTACCAGATAGTGTAGAGCTGTACAAGGTATATATAGAGATGAGGCAGGATGCCCTGGACGCATCGAATAACTACTTTATAAAACTGGCCTACGAAGATATGCGTCCGTATAATACGAATATAGCCAATCTGAATATACCATCGGTGCATGTGGGCAGATCGTCGGGTAGTGTGTCGAGGTCGACACCTATCATATATGCACCGGATGGCAGCGCCGGAGTAGATGTAGGGATATCAGAGTATGGTACCGGCGATGGGAGTGACCTGGAGATAGTATTGAAAGATTTTTTGCTGGCACCACGCCAGTTTGTAAGTTTAATATTTTAATATTTTAATATGAAGAGACATTTGTATATAATACTGATAATGATGAGCATATATAGTGCACATGGTCAGACAGTGATACCTCTGGCAGGCTATCAGGCTACTGTAGAAGGATGGCCTGTGGCTGTCAATGACAGTATCCTGAGTGTACGTCTGACGATCAATGACTACTCTAATCAATTCAATGGTACGGATCTGATCGGCAGGGATCATATAGTGCTGTGGCGCAACTGTAAGCGATATGTAGTGGTAAGTATAGATACGGCTATGTCCAACTATGTAGTACTGCAAGTCCATAAGAGTGGCAATGCCTTTCTGCTGCCTGGTGTGTGTGCATTGGTACAGGAAACTGGCTGGATCGTGTCACATCTGATCAATGGTGTGACGGATTCAGACCATCAGTGTATAGACAGCTACTACAGAAATAACAGTGGCGGCTCCGGTGGTGGTGACCATCAGTATATCTATATAGATACGATGTATGGCAATACGGCACCACTGTATATCACAGGTGGTGATACGGTGCGGATCAGTGGTGATACAGGTCTCCGTATAGACGTACCTGATAGTGTGCATATGACGGTATATCCATCGCCACCCTATGGTGATATGATGCTGATTAGTCAGGTGGATAATATGCTGGGTAGTAGTGAGATGAGGTTTCCATTTGCCAACGCAGTTAACAGTAACTGCGGTGATATATCCTTTGATCCGGATTATAACAGGCTGGTGCTGTCCTCTACTGCCGGAGGGTATTACCGGATAGCATATAATATGGATGTGGCAAATAAAGAAGTTAATCACTATCTGGGCATAAGTGTGT